AATATGCTGATACTTCTCTGCAGTATCTTTATTGCCGGCAACCTGTGGATGTTTCAAAGCATGTCTGTATCTGACATAATCCATAGCCTTTAAAGGAGGATTGTCATCAGATAAAGGAGCATCCTGTTCCAGTCCAATCTCCAGTTTCAAACCTTCAGGTGGAACTTTGGTGTTAATATCCCGGAAAAAAGCCTGAACTTCCCTGCGGAAAATGTTCTTCTCTTCTGTATGGGTGATACCTCCCAGCAAGGAAGGCATGATGATGTTTTCTTCTTCCCTGGTAAGACCGGTTTCATAAACCTTTCCAATTTCCCTCCAGTAACTACCTATGGACCTGAAGCTCAGGCTCAGGTACTCTTTTACATCAGGATCGTTGTTACTGTCCTGCATGAAAGTCTGCTTGCGATGAATCTCTACAATTTTGCTTGGCATATATGTAAGTTTAGTTTGTTGTTGGTTGTAATTCCAGCCAGGCTTCTGCAAACTTCCTGAACTCTTCTTTGTCAAAAGCTTCAAGATAAGTTTTGCTGTCCTGGAAAAAAGCAGCTGCTAAGTAATAAGAACCATCTTCTTTTTGTTTCCTGAGCACAATACTTAAAGAAGTAGGGTAACTGGGAAGTAAATCTTCTGTCAGCAGATCACCTTTGAGGTGCTTGATAATTTCTAAAACATCCGGAGAAACTTCTGTATTAAAGCCTACCCGGTACTCAACTGTAGCTTTAAACTTAGCTTGCAGTTGTTGGAATAGTTCTAAAGCTGTCATGTGAACAAAGTTAATGTAAAATATAGTAAATAAACAAAAAAACCCTCCAGATTGCTCTGAAGGGTAATTACTAAACTTACAACTAATGTTAAGAAGCTCTTAAACTGAGTAGCTGCTAAGACCTGCAATACACTCAAGGTGCAAGCTGGTATTACCTCTACGCAATTGAGTTCCTCCTACCATTAATCTGTGGTAAGATGACTTATCAACATCAGTGGTGATGAGTGACAAGTTTCCGGAATTCAGGTTTCCTGCTCCCTGAAGAATCTGGTACTGACGTGGAAGTGGTGACATGCCTGGCACAACTCCATGGAGGAAGCGTCTTCCTTTTTCAGTTACGCACTGAAGGTTAGCTTCTCCGTCATACATACCATCATCAATGAACACCATGCGGTAGCTTTCCAGAGGATAGCCGGTTTCAGGGTGCAAAGGAGATTTCAAGGCTCTGCGGCCATAATCAAAAATCGGGTTATGCTTTACTTTGATGTAGTAACCATCAATGTGGTACATAGCATCAAAGAAGCCCATGGACACCAGGTTGTAGTTAGAACCACCAACAAATTTGTCAGCGATGTTACCACCACCCTGAGCTAAAAGATTCTGGATAGTACCAGCTTCTTTCATTGCCCGGTCAAATTCACGCATACCTCCACGACCTGTGTACAAAGTAATGCTCATGCCATCTGTGTCAGACTGGCCAAACAGTGCATTAGCTACTGTGTTCTGCAGGTAGTTGTAGGTCAAAGAAGAATAGGTAGAGTAGTTGTTGATCTGCTCCAGGATACCAGAACCAGTTGGGATCACTTTACCTGTGAGAATATCTCTCAGGTCAATGGTACCATTGGCTCTCCTGTTGTATCTGGAATACCAGAACATGTGCTCAATTTCCTCCAACCAAGCTCTCTCAAACTGATAGTGCTCAAAGTCCATCCACAAAGAGATAGCGCTTTGGCCTTCATGAGAAATTTTGATAGGCATCACCTTGTTGGCAGAGTTACCAGCCCACTGGTGAGACAAGCGGATAATGCTCATCTGGTTTTTGAATTTACCAGGAGCCACACGCTTGAAGGCAGTACCTCTGGATTCAGACTCAGGGTTAAAGGTGTTAAGTTCCACCCACTTGGTACCTGCTACCATTTCAGACAAAGGCACAACAGTCTTGTCTGTTACAGCATTAAGCTGAAGGGTGTACTCCCAGCCACCTGACTGAGCTTTTTCCGGAGGGGCAATGATATATGCCTGAACTCCCAGGGGAGATTCAATCATATAATTTTGTTTTGCCCAGTTGTCAGTGAAGATCAACTTGAACTGGCCATTACCAATACCTTCACTGGTACCGGTGTTGGTTTCTGCTACCGTGATAGCCTTGTTAAGGCGTGACATCACAGGATACGTGTACTGAATATCTTGAAGTTCTTTTACCTTGGCGTTGCTAGGCTTGAAACCATTTGGTGAAACTACATCCCCCATAGTTGACATCGCCAACGGGAAAGACCTTGTACTATCACCCAGCAACCAAGTCAACTTCTGAGATAGTTCATCTGGCTTACCATACCTTTGATGGTAAAAGTTCTGCTCATCCAGAAGGTCCTTGCCATCAAAGATGTCTTGCTGGATCTGGAATTGGAACTTGTTACTTCTTGAACTAAGTGACATAGTTTATTTGGTTAAATAATTTAGCTGCCTTGTACAGTAAACGCATCAAAGGTGGGCAGCTTTTTCACCTGAGATTGCGTGTTATCTTCTTGTCCACCGGAATTGTTAGTTGCCTGCTGGACTTTTCTTTTCAATCTTCTCACATTCTGAGTCTGTGCTTCTCTTTTTACAAACTCAGAAAGATCTCCTTCCTTGTATGCAAACAGCAACTGCTGTAATACCGGAGTCAGAGTTTCATTGGTAATAGGAAGCACTACCTGGTACCCGTCTTTTCCATTGGAGTAAATGTTTCCCATGGCAAAGCGGAAGAATTCTTCTTTTTCTTTTTTGTCCTGGATAACAAAGTTTCCAATCTGGCCAGCTTCCGTGATCTGTTTTACTACTCCCCGGAACTGGTTATTTCTGGCTTCTACCTGAGCTTTTCTTTCCTGGGCAGCCTGCATTACTTTAGCTTCTTCAGCTTTCTGCATAGCCTGTTGCTCAGCCAGTGCAATTTTAGCTGCAGCAAACAAACCTTCTTCAGAATCCTCATCAGCTTCCATCATGCGGGTAGCTCTCTTCTCATCAAAACCTTTGGCTTTATAGTAGTCTACCAGGATTTTTCTTTGCTGCTCAGCATTCTCCGGCTTAAGTTCTACTTTGGAATAATCAACTTTGTTAACATCAAATAACTCATTGATATCTCCGCCATTGCTTTCATGTTCCAGGAACTTATAAGCTTTAGGATAGTTAGTCTTCAGGTATTCTAAATAATCCTGAACAGTCTTGTCTACTAACGCTTGATCTCTTAAAGCTGCTCCTTGAGGGGATTCAGGATCCACATCTCCAAAGTCTACTTCAATCTCCAACCCGTGCACTTTAGCTACATCATCCCAAAAACTGGTAGCGGGAGCATCTTCTTCCAGGTATCCCCGGTTTATAAGAATAGTCTTTTCTTCTTCTGTAAGAGAATCAACATCCTTATCAGCTTTAGCAGTTAATGCCTTGTACTGGGCTTCTGTAAGGGAATCTTTGGGAGCATCATCTGCTTTAGCTCCGGCTTTTGCAGCCTCTGCCTTCTCATCTTTCTTGGCAGCTTTCTTTTTAGTCTCATCTACAGCATCTGCTTTGGTAGCTTTAGCTGTATCTGTTTTCTTGGGGGCAGCAGCACCTTTGTCTTTGGAGACATCCGGATTAGCTTTACCATCATCATCATCATCATCTGCATTAGCTGCAGCTGCAGGCTTGATATCATCCTGAGTTAACAGGGATGACTCTGTGAAATCGTCCAGAGTAGGTAAATTACTTACGTCTGATGTTTGTTTTGCCATTGTTGTAAAGTTTAGTGTTTAACATGTATTATCAAATAATTCAGGTAAGTTATGTACTTGCTATATCCGGTAGCTTATTAATATAAGAAGCTTGGACATTAAGTTACTTCCCTGACTTACTGGATTTCTTAGTAGCTGCTTTCTTTTTCATCTCAGCAGCTGTTTTGTTTTCTTTGGCTATTTTCAAGCTGGTATCCGCCTTGTACTTCTCCACCTGAACCTTTTTATCATTGATCCTTTCAGCGGATTTAATCTTCTCAGCTTCCAGTCCAAGCTTAGCTCTTTCTGTCTGAGTTTTATTAACCATCTCTTCTCTCTTAATAATCTGTTCTTCCATAGCTGCTGGATCCAGAGAATCTCCAGGAGTATCAGTGTCAGCCAGTTGATACTGACCTTTGATGTGTGCCAGGTCTTTTTCTTCGTCATATTTTTCTTTCTGAAGCAAGCTGTCAAAAGTGTATTCTATTTCCTTGTATTCTTTCTGAATAGCAATCTTTCTTTCTTCCAAAGCAGCTTCTCCCTGCTGTTGCTTTTCTGCAGCTTCCATTTCTTCACCTTCCATAGCCTTGAGTACTGACTTGAGCTTAGCTATGTTTTTAGCCTGGAGGATCTCAGCAATAACTGAAGGTTTGGAACCTTGAGCAGCAAAGTTAGCTGCCTGCTGTTTCATCATCTTAACATCTTCCAGGTCTGCAGAAGAGTTAGACACATGCACGTTAAAAGTAGTTTCTGTGTACCGGGCAGGATCTATCTCCAGCATTTTAGCCTGCATGTCTTCTCCGTAAAAAATAGCTTTTCTTCCTGTCAGGTTTGTAAACTTACTAAGATCCAGCAAGCCCTGTCTTTCAGTTCTGATAAACTCATCAAAGCCGGCAAATAATCTTTCTGAGATTACAGAAGACTGGTAACGGGCAGCGTCTATTCCTGAAGCAGTTTCTGAAGCCGCTGTCTGTCCTTTTCTCTGGGGAGTAAATCCTACTAACTGATCCCACTCCTGTCTCACATAATCCATGATCTTAATAAGATTAGCTATGTGTTCAAACAGGGAAAGATCCAGTACTTGATACTGGTTCCAGCCTTTATCAACTCCTAACTGGTTTCTGTTCAATAAAGCAAATCCGTTAGCTTCTGACCAGTAGAAGAACTTTTCTTCATCCCATCCTTTGGTATTTGGAATAGTGTTGATATCCAACAAGGCAATTTTACCTTTTGACTTGGCCAGTGCAAGTTCCAGCCTGTAGTGCAGGATGATATACATGATCTGGTAAGGAAGTCCAAGTTCCACAATAGAAGTATTGCGGGAGTGCACATCTGAAAACCGGAAACCGTTGTATAAACCTTTGCAGTAACCAAAATCATTTTCCTGGTTACGCTGTTCCTCTACTCTTTTTATTCCCAGGTAGATAATATTCTTTTCCTGCTGACTGGCAGGATTGGCAGAAATGTTTGGAGAGTCTAACCTGTAACCTTCCCACCATTCAGGAACCCAGAACCATTCTACTGATTCTCCCAGTGCTTTATCTGGTTTGTAGTTTTCATCTACTTCCATTTCCTGCATCTGGCCAGTTAAAGGATCCGGATAACTAAGTATTCCGAATTTTCTGTAATACTTCCAGGTCACATGATACTGGGTAATCTTAGCTCTTCTTAAATCTTCTTCCCTTCTGTAAGTATTACCAAACAGTGTATTAAAATAAGGAACTGTAAAAGGTAAAGAGCTATCCTGAGATTCCAGCTTATCAATTTTAGCTGCAGTAAGCTCTTCATAAAATTCACTTACTACATCTGAAGGAAGTACATACTTTCTGCGTACTACCCAGGCAGCATCTTCAATGTACCTGCTGTCAGGAGATTTATCGTAATCAATATCCATGGGAGAAACTCTCTCATAGATAATCCTGCCTTTGTGCACTCTTTTAAAACTATAGCATTCACCGGCAATCACAAAGTCCTTGAACATCCTGGCAAACTGCTCAGTAGTGTGCACTTCATGATCAATCTCTTCCAGGTTAGCCTGTCCCCAGACAGCCCTTTCATCCCTGTAGTTAGAGTAAAACTTGGCTTTGACTTTAGCGGGAGGTTCTACAGGTTGGGAAGGAACTCCCGTAGTTTCTGTATCCTGTGTTTGCTCGTTGACAGCGTTGATGAACTGTTGTTCCAGATTACTAAGTATGATAGAGTATAGTTGCTCTTCAGCCTGGTTAATGGCTTCGGTATCACCAACCCAAACCGTGTAGTTTTTTGGACGCTTATCAAAGTCCCCGAATAATAAATCACAGTTGTTTCTTATAATGTTGTAAGGCCTGATTTTGGCAGGAAAGTTTCTATGCTGAGTTTTAACTGAGTTCAGCGGATTGGTAACATACTCAAAATACTCTTCCGGAATAATGTTGTTGTACACATTATATAAAACATACAAATCCCGGTAGTTGGAATTTCTTTGTCCCAGGGAATCCTGGAAGTAAGTAGACTGGACAAAGAAATCTATCACATCCTTGGAGTGTGCAAAATCTTTTTCCGTCTTTTGTTTCTCGGAAACTCTCAAAAGAGGTTTGCCACCGGTAAAAGGTTGCCGGGCAGCAAGTGTATCACGTTGTATAGGAGCTTTTACCATAATCAAAAGTAAATATTATTACTGTATTCCCACTTAGTCAAAATCCTCCGGGTATAGCACGTTATTATTATAAGTAGCTAGCTCTCTTTTAAAAGCTTCTCTTTTCTCCTGAACAGCTGAGTTGACCTGATCTACATCTGCTGCCAGGTCTGCAGGACTCATCAGGTTCTCATGTACATTAGGCATATTACTGTGAAACTCCCTATCCCAAAAAGATTTGGTAGATTGTTCCAGCCTGATTCTGTACTCTGTGTTAGTTCTATCTTTAATCATGAAAGGAAGTAACCTCACAGCAGATACCCGGTCAAAGTTTCCATCCTGATTAAACTTGATCAGCTCTTTTAATAAACCTTCATCATAAATCTTGTTCAGGTTCATCACACTGATCTGCTCATTGTTGTTGTTGATCACAGATCTTTCCTGTCTTAACCAGTCTGATAAATAAGCCAGCGCTAACTGGGGCCTGTCACCTGCCATGTTCATGAAGTAAGGTTTATTAAAACTCTTCATGGCAGTTTCTTTATTATAGAAAATATCAGGTTCTTTTTCGCAGTATTGTTTCAGGTTATGATAAGTAGCATAATCCAGAATACCTTTACCACCTCCGGCAATCTCTGACTGGATAGTTGCATTGTAGTATTCCGCCAGCAAAAACAACTGCCTGTAAAAATCTTCCAGCTTCTCTGGTCTGGACACATGCCAGGCTACAATCATATCATCTTCCGTAGGTGAGATATTATTATAATGCTTGTACACATAAGCAGCTGCCAGTGAAACTTTACTCTCACTGTCATCTTTATAATAAGGGTCAACTACAATCAGGTATAAATTACCGGGAACATGTCCCAACTGATCTTTGAAAGGAGATTCTACAATAGTAGTGCACCCCTGAAGATCATCTCCTGACTGATGAGGAAATTCTGTGATAGGTCTGCATTTGAGATCTAACTTAAACTTTGCCTTAGTAGACAAAGTATCTCTTTCCATATACCCATGCTTCAGGAAACCTTTAATGGCTTTATCTGTCTGTACCCTGAGCAATTGTTTCTGCAGTTCAATAATAGGAAAGATGTTATCCGATAACCTGATTAAAGCTTCTGCAGGTGTGAAAGGAAATTCTGCAATGTACTTATCTTCTCCCGTAGGATCTTCCTTATGAATTCTGGCCCTCTCTTTTTCATGATGCTCTTTAGCAGGTACTGTTAAAGCATTTCCTTCTTCATCCATGTACTTGTCCATGACATCATACACCGGAATAAAGTAACAGCATTTGGTACCTACCCTGTCTTCATCCCACTTGTTCTCCCAACTCATCATGTTGTAAGCATCAGGATGGTAGAAGATATGTTCAAGACCTTCTATGCCAGGTCCTTTTTCTCCCCCTGTTCCCCAGACAACAATCTGTCCAGTGGTAATACCTCCTTGTTCAACAAGGGGTCTGGTAGTGATAACCGCATCTTTGAGATTTGGGAAAGAACCTCCTTCTTCAAAATATACTTTTCCCCTGGATCCAGTTCTTGCTCCTCTAACTTTTCTAGGATGGTCAATAACTCTGGCAATGATCTCTGACTTATATCCATACTCGTTACCGGTTTTAGGATCCAGCTGAGAAGCCCTTTTGTGAAGATCCTGGTTTTTAACTTGTCTCAGGTGCCGGTAAGCTTTTTCTGTTTCTGAGTTAAGGAATTCCAGGTGATCCCAGCATTTGGTAATAACCCCGTCTTTATTCAAAAAGCCTACGTTAGCTGCAAAAAAGAAAGACTTGGATCCTTTGATAAGAGTATAATCCCTGACTCCGCAGGAAGACATGATCTCAGAAAAGCCGGATCCCCGTGGCTTAAGAATACACATGTGTTTTCCCGCCAACTCAGCTTCTTCCAAAGCATGAAAAAATTTGTAGTGAGCTTCCCAGAACCTGGGGAAAGACTTTTCCTTTTGGGAAGCAGCAGCTTTAATGTTTTTTACAACTTCCAGCTGTTTAAAATTAAGAAAGAAATAATGCTGCCCGGTAATTCTGATACCGCCTACTGTATATCCATCCAGGCAACGCCTATCCTGCTCTTCCCAGTACTCTTTGTAATCCTTACTTCCAAAAGGAGCTTGAGTATAAACTCCGTATTTGAGTTTAAAAGCAGCGGCTTCTGAAAAGTAAGAAGTATTAACTAACATTTTTTACGGTGTTAGTGTGTAGGATAACACATTAGAAGGGGGCGGAGCAGGGTCCTTCATAGACCGGAGAATACCCAGGATCTCTTCATAAGACTCCTTTACTGTAACCACTCCAGCCCCTGTAAGATGTATGATTGTATTTTCTGTATTGGCATGGCTATACATGCCGGCAATAAGGCTGATGTTGATTAAGCTTACTCTCCACTCCTGAATTACTTTTTCACTGGTGGGAGCTTTTACCGGAATCTCCAGAGATGCAAACAGCTCCTCTGTTTTGATATCCTCTTCAGTGCGGGTATCCTTGTTGCATAAAACATGGAGCTGTATAAAATTCATGAGATTCCAAGTTTTTGTTTTGTTTCCAAAATCTCTTTTGTAGCAGTGACACAAGCTGTCACAGTTTCTTTTATTGCTGTAACAGTATCTGGTAAAGTGTGCTTGGTATATCCCCCGGAATCAAATACAAACTCATCCTGGAGTTCCAGCTCTACTTCAGAAGACTTAACCTTGATTTTAAGCATATAGTTGTAAGTTTAGTAAAATTAATACTTTTTATCCTAACCTGCCTTTTTCAGCATCTCCCCTGGCAGAAGCTTCCTGGCCCTCCTCTTTCTCAACAGCTTCTTTAAGCTTTTCCAGGCCTTCCAGTACTTTGCCCAAATTAGAGATATTGGAAATAATATCCTTGGGATTATACTTGGGGGACCCATCAGGATGTATAGCTGTAAAGTCTACTTCAGAAAAATATTTCTCCAGTTTATCAATTGCTTTGTTGGCAGAATTTAACAGCCTGAGGTTACGGCTTACTTTTAAAGTGTTGTACCTGTTTACTGCAGCTTCCAGCTTTTCTGATATTTTATAATCAGCAGGAAGTCCTGCAGCAGTTAAAGATTCTGTTTTGCGGGAGTCTTCATCAAACTTGGCAAACTCTGATTTATAATCACAAAAGAAAAAGAGAAACCGTGCTTCAGCATGACCTCTCTTTTTATATTTCCCGGTAGTATCTCCATCAAAGTTGGAGTTGTACTTTGGAGCAAACAATTCTTTAAACTCCTGTATAAGCAAAAATTCCTGTGTGGGAACAGGAACATAATCTTCAACAGTAAATACCTTCATAAGTTTTTCTTTCTAAGCTCTTTTCTTTGTTTTTTAGCCAGCCTTCGCATATCTAAGAAGAACTGTTTTTGTACAGGATCCAGGCCCTTCATGTAGTTTAAAATCTGAACAGCTTTGTGCTTGGCTTTGAAAACTCCAAAGTAAGGCCAGCGGATTCCATCAAAAGTATTACTGGACATCACATGCGCTGTAAATTTAGCCTGCCCGTTGATCAGCACATCTTTCACCAGCTTCAGGGGAAGATCCAGCTCCCTGGAAGTTTCCAGGTACATTCTGTCATTAATAGTTTTAAGTTTGGGTCTGGGAGCTTTCTTACTCATTGACTTCAAATTCTTTCAGGACCTCCGCCTCTTTAAATTTTATTTCCAGAATAGTGCCCGGCATCAGCATAGGCTTTAACTGGGTTTTATTATGCGAATATAGCAACAACTTACTTTTTCTGTACTTGGCAATCAGGTTGTAGTAAGTCTGAATGTGAGAAAATTCAAACTTGCGCATAATATGATCTCTTACTCTGTCATCCAGCAGATACAACCCCTGCTGCTGCATAAAGTCAATAATCTCTGCCAGCACCTCAGTTTCCTTTGGTGCCAGCTTGGTCAGTCCTGCTATAGCTGTCAGATAAGCTTTGGTAGACTGCAGTGTGATTTTAAAAGTTGACATGTAAGTTTAGTAAGTATAAAGTTCAGGGTTAGAGATAGCAGTTCTGATCTGATAAGTTTTATGTTCTTTATCAGAGAGTAACTTTTCCTCACTCAATCTGAGAAAAAGGATCTCCAAGACTTCCTTGGAAACCATTAATTTTTTCTTCGATATCTGAACTGTCTTTTTGATGTTGCTTTAATTCAATTTCAAATGCTTCTGCTTTTTCTCTTGCTGCCGGATTTTTAGCTAAACTATTTACTCTTTTCTGTTCCTCCGGTGTTAATAAAACTCCCATGGAATTTATCTTTTGATTCTTGTCAGAAAACGTCACCCAATGCCATCTGCCTGATGCCAGGTCCAGTGAGGTTATTGTTTCCCCTATTTGTGTATTTCTATACTGATAATACTTTCCGGTATCTGCAGCATACACCAGGTAAGGAATATCTTCCGGAAACAGGCTGTGCAACAACTCCTCTTTCTGCACAATAGTAGCTTTAGGTAAAAAGCCATGAACTTTCGTAAATGTGTTTTCAAATCTCAGACTGTCCTCTATAGGTTTTAAAGGGGCATTTTCTTCTGTTGCAATAGGGGTCCATGCTCCTGCTGAATTAATTCCTGCATTATTTACTTTTCCACCACTTGTAATTAAAGTTCCTGACCTTGCCAACAGGTCCAGAATTTCCTGGGGAGTCATATTCTGAAGGCTGTTCCCCAGACCAGGAAGTTGCTGATGTAGTTGTTGAGGCAAGGAAGAACCTGTGTTGTCATAAGGATTGTTGACAGGGTTACTTGGAAGACTGTTCATACTGATATTGTTTAGTTGTTAACTTTCATTTCTGCTGCATGAGAAAAGATCTCATTGACTTCATTTACTTTCTGCTGCAGCTGTTCTTTGTTCAACTGGTTTGTTTTCTTCCAGGTTTTTTCATTTTGCTCTTCCTGGAACTGTACTCCGGAGATCATGAAATGCTCAATGCAGTCATTGATTATTTTATGCTGTGCACCTACATCCCTGAGTTTGGCTGTTATTGCTTCTTTTTCATAATGCAGCAACACTGCTGAATGATACACTAGTTGGTTAAGCGTATGTCCCATAACCTGCTCCACAGCTCCCGGCCTTGCTACCGGAGGAGGAAGCTCATCTTTAAACACAGTATTCTTCTCTATCCGCAAGTACATGATTGAAACTCTCTTCGGATCCTTTTCATCTCTTACCAGCTGCTTGGGCGCTGCATTCAGTGCATTCTCATTGGCAAACTTGATCTCCTCTTCATTTACCCAATTGATTCCCACTGTCATGTCATACTCTACTTTTTCAATCGGGAGTCCTGAGGCCGTTTGCAAAAACTGATTGTAATCATCCTGAAATCTCTTGAGCATGGTGCGCAGAAATTCTTCGGATGCCTTGGCACCCCGCTCTGTCTCTGCCAGTGTCCTTGGAAGCTCTTTTTCCTTGGCCCTCTCTTCAGCCCGTCTTTGCTGCCGGCTTCTGAAGTCCTCTGCAGCCTTGGGCATAGCAGGATCCTTTTCTTCAATTGGGTTCTTGTCCATAATTTTCAATAGTTTTATTAAGGTTTTAAACACACACAAAGCTATAGAAATATTTACTATAAAAACAAGTAGACATTGAAAAAACTTTACTTAAATTTACAGTAACAAAAAAACCTTAAAATTATGGGCCTCAATCACGAAAACATCCCATCTTCCAAGCTACCCCCTGAAAAACCATTTATAGGCATGCTGTGGCATAACCCGGAAAACAATTTCTTATGGGAATGGACAGGGGCTGTCTGGGTAAAAGTGACCAGTGTTTTTGCTGAAGGGGATATGAGTGAAGATTTTGTGCCGGCAGCCGGTGTCAAAGATGTAGGACCTGATGTTCCACATGAAACATCTCAAAAATGTGCCCCGGAAGAAGCTTCAGAGAAGCTGGCTATGTTCTTCGGGAACCTGGAAATCCCCAAGTTACCAGTGGGGAGATTAGATTTTGAAGAAGAGTCTCCGGAAGAAGCCAAAAAGACTGCTGAAAACTCCAAGAAAGAACTGATAGAACAGTATAAAAAAGAAATCAAGGACTTACACCTGGAGCTGTTTTATACAAACCCGGGATTTAACCCCTCTGAAACAACAGCAAAAACTACAAGGGTAAAGTACCTGGAAGATAAGGTTAAGCAACTGGAATCTACTCCTGTGGAAGCTATCCTGGCGTTGAGAAGAGCAGTTCTTAAAAACTTCAAAATACTGGCAGACAAGCTGAGATAAAAAAATCCCCGGTGTATGCAGCCGGGGATAATTTCTAAAACCTTAAATAATCAATCACATTTCTATGACCAGCGCTAAGATACAACTTCTGAAGGTTCTTTTGTAAAACTGGATCTTAAAATATCAATACTAAAGCCGGCTACTATGTACATCCACCAGGGGGCTATTGCATAGTCCAACTGGGCAATATGATTGTACTGTGCCAGTAACTCATCATCAAAAACCACCACAGCTCCTACCCAGACCAGGGATCTGCCTATATTTCTAAAAGCTTTCCGGAAAGTAAAGTTCTTTTTGGCAAAGTATTGCTCCACCTGCCAGAGAACTACCCCGTAAAATGCCAGCGTGTACTCATGCTTCAGGATCTGAAGTATGTCATGCGGGATAATACTCAAGTCGTCTAAAAGATATTCCATCCCCTGGCCAGACAATAGCCGGCAGTAAAAACACAAAAAATATAAAACAGGTAGAAAACCACTGTGTTGGACAGAAAAATCCTATCCAGCCACCCGGAAGTAGCTCCTCTATAAGCAAATGGCTTATCCCTGAGCTTATTCAGCAAAGGATTAAACACTGCAAAAAAGGAAGAAGTACACCAGGCCAGCCAAACCAGGGTCTGCTCCAGATCATACTCCAGCTGCAGAATTATAGCCCCAAACATAATGGCAAAAAAGCCCCGGATAATGAACAACTGGAAGTAATTAGGCTTCCAGCCCTTATTTTGAATCAAGTTTGCCTGTACCAAAGCCTCTGTTACAGGGTAGATCAGCCATATCAGTAGTTTCATACACTAAAAATAGCAATAAAAAGGACACAACTATCACTCACTTCCGGAAGAGACTGAAGAAATTAGAAATTCATTAGAAATTCTGGGAAGAGAGTTATTAGAAATTCATTAGAAAAGAACTTCCCCCTGCAGATGAGCCTGCAAACTTTGATAAACACCTGTCACCAGGAGTCTCTATTAACTTAACCTTGAAATTTCTGTGGTATTGAGCCCATCTGTAGTTTACCAGACGCAGAAGTTGAAAAACTTCACTCACTAATTAGCGCCTACAGCCAGAAATTTCAAAGAACTAAGTCAGTTTTACCATTCTGGGGGACATATTGAAGCTTATTTAGCTTCTACAACCCCAGGTCTGCTCCTTACTCACCTATTTGGTCCTTCAGGAGGTTGTTTGGATAACATGGTAGTACAAACTTTGAGAAAAAAAAGAACAAAAAAAAATCCCTCAGCGTCTAAGGGATTTTTTTATGATGTCTAAATAAATACTAAAGTTGAAGTTTGGACTTAGTTCTCACCCGTCTGGTGAATTAGGTTCCTGACTTGCAGTAGCAAAACTAAAAAAAGGCCCCCGGCTTTCCAAATCAAAGACTTAGACC